AAGGAATTACTCTTCCTGGAATTTCCCTTATGTCAGTTCCCCTAGAAACCCCATTTACAAGAATACCTTATCCAGGAGATAGAGTAGAATTTCAGGATTTTATTGTTAGATTTATTATTGATGAAGATATGTTAAATTTTACTGAAATATTTAAGTGGATGCAAGGTTTGGGATTTCCGGACAGTTTTGATCAATATAAGGCACTTAAAGATTCTGATCCAGCTGCACCAGGGGCGAACGCGGGAATTACATCTGACGCGACTCTAATAGTATTGACAGGAGCATCTACTCCAAAAATTAAAGTATCTTTTAAAGATTGTTTTCCAATGATGTTATCTGCTGTAAATTTTGATACGGCGAATGAGGATATTATGTATATTCAAGCTGATGCCACTTTTTCTTATAGATCATTTGATATAGAAAACATACAACAATAATAGGATTATATTATGAAAATTGAAGAAATTGAAAGTCTGTGGGAAACAGACAGTAAAATAGATTCTGCCGATTTATCAGGAGAATCTATTAAAACCCCCCAACTACATCACAAATATTTCAAAATTTTAAATCAAGAAATATTAGTCAGCAAATATACAGAATCACAAAAACAAATTCTCAGAAAGAAAAAATGGTCATATTTTAATGGTATAAGTATAGATGAAAATAATGATGAAGTCTTTCCAGTTAAAAGAGGACAAAAACTTACAAGAGACGATGTTAATGCATTGATCGACGGTGAACAGGAAGTTATAGATGTACGATTAAAAATAGATTTACAAAATCAAAAAATAACATATCTTGAATCTATAATAAAAGAAATATCTCAAAGAACATGGAATATTAAGAATGCAATCGAGTGGCACAAGTTCACAAATCCAGAACATTGATACTATATTTGTATCAAAAATAAATGAATCATACATTAAGGTAAAAACGAATCCTTCAGTTGCACAAGAATTGTGTGATTATTTTACATTTAGTGTTCCAGGATTTCAATTCATGCCCGCATTTAGAGAAAAATTGTGGGATGGAAAAATTAGATTATATAGTGTACATGACCAAAGACTATATTTTGGTTTATTATCTTATGTGCAGAAGTTTGCTCAAGGCAGAAAGTATCCATGTATTTGTCAAGAGAATGTTAAAAATATTCATAGTATAAAAGATGGGGATTTATTTGATTATATTGTAAGTTTAAAATTACCATTTGATCCACATGATTATCAATTTGATGCTATACGAGCGGGTATAATTTTTAAAAGAATGTTATTAGTATCTCCGACGGCTTCTGGAAAATCATTTATAATATATTTGTTAATAAGATATTTACAGGATCATTTAAATAAAAAAAAGATACTTTTAATAGTACCCACAACGTCACTCACATCACAAATGTATAATGATTTTGGAGATTATTCAATAAATAATGGATGGTCTAATAGAGATAATTGTCATGTTGTTTTTGCTGGACAAGATAAGGTTTCAGAAAAACCTATTATCATTTCTACATGGCAGAGTATATATAAATTAAAAGAGGAATATTTTTCTCAATATGATGCAATATTTGGAGATGAAGCTCATGGATTTAAATCAAAATCATTAACAAATATAATGACTAAAGCCATAAATGCGGACTATAGAATAGGCTCTACAGGGACTCTAGATGGCACTCAGACACATAAACTAGTTTTAGAAGGGTTATTTGGTCGAGTTTTTAAATCGACTACTACAAAGGATCTTATTGATAAAAGTATACTATCACCATTTAAAATAGAATCTTTAGTATTACAGTATAGTGATGATATATGTGAGGCTGCAAAAAAATTAAAATATAGAGAAGAACTTGAATATTTAATAACTAATAAAAATAGAATAACTTTCATTAAAAATCTAGCATTGACGCTAAATGGGAATACATTAATATTGTTTTCTCTAATCAAACATGGAAAGTCTTTATTTGAAGCAATAAAGGAAGGATCAAATGATAAGCGAAGAATATTTTTTATATATGGCGGAACTGACGTCGAACGAAGAGAACAGTTCAGAGGAATTACAGAAAAATCAAAAAACGCGATTATTATTGCCAGTTATGGCGTATACAGTACCGGCGTCAACATTAGGAATCTTCACAACATTATTTTCGCTAGTCCTTCTAAATCTCGTATTAGGAACCTTCAATCGATAGGTAGAGGATTGCGTAAAAGTGAAACAAAAGAAATGGCGACCCTTTATGATATTAGTGATGATCTATCTTGGAAAAGTAAATCAAATTATACATTGAATCATTTTAAAATAAGAATTCAAATGTATAATGAAGAAGGTTTTCCATATAAAATTAGAAATTTAAAGTTTAAAGGATAGTAAAAAGATTTATATTGACTCTTGCCCTTTCCTATGATATAATTAGTTATATTTAAAAATTTATAAGGAGTTAATTATGGCATCAAAGCATTATGTAAATAATGCAAAATTCTTAGAAGAAATCCAAGAATATAGAAATAAGTATTTAATTACAAAAGATAAAGGAGAAGAATCGCCTTTACTTCCAGATTATATTGGAGAATGTTTTATGTTGATAGCAGAGAGGCTTTCTCATAGACCAAATTTTATGAATTATGCATTTAGAGAAGATATGATATCTGATGGTATAGAAAATTGTTTGCAGTATGTTAATAATTTTGATCCTGAAAAATCATCAAATCCATTCGCATATTTCACACAAATTATATATTATGCATTTTTAAGAAGAATACAAAAAGAAAAAAAACAGTTATATATTAAATATAAAACGATTGATAAAAATAGATTTTTGGAAGACAATGCTGATTACATTACATCTGAAAAATCTACAGGTGCAACAGATCAAGTATCTATGGAAAAATTTTCAGAAATTTATGATTTTATAGATAATTTTGAAAGATATAAAAGAAAAAAATCCAAAAAAGCCAAACCCACACCACCATTATATAAAGAAGAAAAAGATGAAGCTAGCGCTGATAACTGATACCCATGCGGGTGCAAGAAATGATTCTGCTATTTTTAATAATTTTTTTATGGATTTTTATGAAAATCAATTTTTTCCTACAATAAAGGAAAGAGGAGTAGAATCCATAATTCATCTTGGAGATTTATTTGATAGAAGAAAGTATATTAATTTCAATACATTATCTTCTTGGAGAGAAAAATTTTTCAAGCCATGTCAAGAATATCCATGTCATTTTATTTTAGGTAATCATGATGTTTATTATAAAAATACAAATGATGTAGCAAGTACAGATTTATTGTTGCGAGAATATGATTTTGAGATTTATAATGTTCCCAAAGAAGTAAAATTTGGAACTTTGGATATTTTGTTCATGCCCTGGATTAATGATGAAAATTATGAAGAATGTATTGGTGCGATAAAAGAAACAAAATCTCAAGTAATGTTTGGTCATTTTCAAGTAGATGGATTTGAAATGCATAGTGGCGTATATTCACAAGAGGGAATGAAGAAAAATATATTTGAGAAATTTGATGTTGTATTAAGTGGACATTTTCATCATAAATCTGATAATGGAACTTTATTTTATTTGGGCAATCCATATGAAATGACTTGGCAAGACTATGCAGATCAAAAGGGGTTTCATATTTTTGATACAGAATCAAGAGAGTTAGAATTTATACCAAATGAAAAGGTAATTTTTAAAAAAATATATTATGATGATACAGATAAAGATTTTACTGATATAGTAAATGCTGATTATTCTGAATATAAGAATTGTTATGTTAAAGTAGTTGTCCAAAAGAAATCTGACTCTTACTTGATGGAACAATTAATACAAAGAATAGAGCAAAATGATCCATCTAGTGTGGTGGTAGTAGACACACATATTGATAGTATGATATCTGATCAACTTATAGAAGATATTGAGTCTGAAGACACAATGTCAATTGTATCAAGATATATAGAAGCATTAGAAACTAATGTGAATAAAGGAGAACTTGATATTTTAATGAGAGATTTACATACTGAAGCACTTCAAACTGAATTTATTACTTCAGAAAGGAAAATACCATGACTAATTATGATATGGATGAAATAGAAAGACGAAGAAAACAAGAGGATTCAATTAAAGGCACGAAACTAAAGAGAAAGCCCACTGCCTGTGGGCCCGGCAATCCAATGATAGAAGCAAAAGCAAGTATACCCATTTCATTACCTAATAAGGATGCATTCAAGCTTGCCATTTTAGCACATGAAAATAATGTAACACTCAATGCATATTGTATAGATATTTTAAGACAAGGAATTGAAAGTGGAGAGCATCGTTTTGAACACGATTCTCGTCCTCAACTTTTAAATGAATCTTAATGATAATATTTAAAAAGGTCCGTTGGACTAATTTCTTGTCAACAGGAAATAATCCCGTCGAAATCCTTTTAGACAAATCCACAACATCATTAATTATTGGAGAAAATGGTTCTGGAAAATCAACCATTCTTGATGCACTATGCTTTGCGCTGTATGGAAAACCATTTAGAAATATTAATAAACCACAATTGGTAAATTCTACAAATGAGAGGGGAACATTAGTAGAATTAGATTTTTCAATTGGAAATAATTTTTATCAAGTGTCTAGAGGAATAAAACCTAATATATTTGAAATAAAATGTAATCAAAAATTAATAAATCAAGACTCTCATTCTAGAGATTATCAAGAATATCTTGAGAAAACAATTTTACAATTTAATTATAAATCATTTACACAAGTTGTAATTCTTGGATCTGCATCCTTTACTCCATTCATGCAATTAAAATTGACGGATAGGAGAAATATTATTGAATCTCTTTTAGATATTCAAATTTTTTCATTAATGAACAATCTTTTGAAGGAGCGTGTTTCTGAAAATAAAAATGAAATAGATGATCTGGCAATACAAAAAGATAAAGTAAATCATCAAATTGTTGTTCAAAATGAATATATAACATCTCTTGAAAAAGACAATCAAAAATCGATTGAAGAAAATCAAAAGAAAATAGATGATTCAAATATTCAAATTGAGACATATAATAAGGATAATGAAATAATCCAACAATCTACCAATTCTTTGATAGAGTCTGTTAAAGATTCTAATAAAATCAATACTCGAAAGAAAAAACTTGACATTTTGAAAGAAAAGGTTCAGGATAGTATACAGTCAAAAGAACATGAAATACATTTTTATGAAGAAAATACAGATTGTCCAACATGTAAACAATCAATAGATGAAATATTCAGATCTGAACAAATTAAAACTAAGAAAAATAAAGTTGGTGAACAGCAGAGTGGATTGAAAGAACTGATAACTGAATTAGAAACCACTCAAACAAAAATAGATGAAATTTCTATACAACTTGAACAGATATCAGATTTTCAATCAAAAATTTCAAAAAATACAAATTCTATTTTAGGAATACAAAAATATATTGAAAAGATTAAAGATGAATTATCTAAACTTTCTCTGACAGGAAATATTAAAGAACAAAGAAAAAAATTAGCAGATTATCAGAACAATTTAAATAAATATGAAGAAGAGGTTAAAGGCTTATTTACAGTTAAAGAGATACATGAGGTTGCCACATCTCTATTAAAAGATGGGGGAATTAAATCTCGTATTATAAAAACTTATTTACCAATAATAAATACGTATATTCAGAGGAATCTTACAGCATTAGATTTTTATGTTTCATTTAATCTAGATGAAAATTTTAATGAAACAATAAAATCTAGGTTTAGAGATGACTTTACATATTCATCATTTTCAGAAGGCGAAAAGATGAGAATTGATTTGGCATTATTATTTGCTTGGAGACAAGTCGCTAAAATCAAAAATAGTATGAACACTAATCTATTAATACTTGATGAAGTATTTGACAGTTCCTTAGATGCAGCAGGAACAGATGAATTTTTGAAATTGATAAATGGTTTAGATAAAAATATTAATACTTTTGTTATCTCTCATAAGGGAGAATCTCTTTATGAAAAATTTAAACACATGATTAAATTTGAAAAGAAAAATTATTTTAGTAGAATAGTAGATTATGAGCATCCTACCATTAGTTGAAGAAACATCAGATATTCTTTGTGAACCGTTAGTTCCCTTTGATTGGAATAATCCACAACAAGATCCTGAAGAATTATCAAATATATTAATAGAAAATATGGCAGAACATGGGGGTATTGGATTAACTAGTAATCAAATAGGACTCAATTTATCTGCATTTGCCATGATTTGGGATAGTAAACCAATTGTTGTTTTTAATCCTGAAATTATAGAATACAGTGATGAAACTACGTATTTTAGAGAATTATGTCTTTCATATCCTGGTTTGCAGATAGCAATAAGAAGATCAGAATCTATAAAGGCGCAATTTGAAGTTTCAGATGGATCTACAAAGGGTGCGGTTTTTAATGGTCGTTCTTCTAGAATATTTCAACATGAAATGGAACATGTGAGGGGTAGAGAATATTTTTGGGAAGTTTCTAATTTTATTTTAAAACAAGCAATGAAAAAGCGTAAACATAATTTAAAAAAAATGAGGAGAGATGTCTAAATCAAAAATTGACAAAAGGCAATTTCACAAAAAACAAAGAATGAATAATAATACTTTGCGTCACTTACCTTTTTTTAACAGAGAAGAAAATGAGGATTGGGAAGACGCAATATCAGATATATATGAAGAAAACTCAAACAATTACACAACAATGAGGTCAAATGGAGAAACTACAGGAAGAGAACAAGATTATTGAATTAAAATTCTCTTTAGAAAATAACTGGAAATGGATGGCTAAAGATGAAGACGGGTCTGTTACAGTTTTTAATAAAAAACCAAATTTAATAGATGGGGTTTGGGATAGTCCAGGAGAGTTTAAAGTTCTTACTCATCCCAATTCAGGATCGCTATTAGCAAATTACGAAGATTCACTCATACCAATTTAGGGGCTGTAGCTCAACTGGGAGAGCGCTTCCCTTGCACGGAAGAGGTAGCAAGTTCGATCCTTGTCAGCTCCACCATATATTATGCTATTAAAACGATTACATAAAATAACTGCATCTGAATTTGTCGCAGATAGACATTATTCCGCAGTAATGCCAAGACTTACAAAACATTTTCTTGGTTGTTTTGAAAATGATGAACTAGTTGGTGTGATTACATTTGGTTGGGGTACAAGACCTATGCATACGATTCAAGCACTTTTTCCAGAATTGAATACAAAAGATTATTTTGAAATAGGTAAAATGTGTATGGATGATAAGATGCCGAGAAATAGTGAATCTCAGTTGTTATCCTTGTCAGTCAAATGGTTGAAAGAAAATACAAACATCAAGTATCTTTTTACATGGGCAGATGGTATAGTAGGTAAGCCAGGATATGTGTATCAGGCTGCAAACTTTTTGTATGGTGGATTTTCAATTACTGATACTTATGTTACAGAAAGGGGTGAGAAAGTTCATCCAAGAACCATACAAGGAATACTACCGAATGAAGAAGGTTTGAAGTATGGCCATAGACCAAACTTTGAACAGTTGAAAGAATTGAAATTAAGTAGAGTAAAAGGAAAACAATTCAGATACATTTATCCTATGTCAAAAAAGTATAGGAAGTATTTGAAAAAATCAACAGTCGAATGGAACTTGAATTATCCTAAACATTCAGATTTACTATGGAAAATTAAAAGCCCAGGCAAAACAGAATATACACAAACCGAAACGATGCCATTTAATTTATCTAAAGAAACGGAATATAATAAGAGTTCTCAAACACAATCAAATTTAATGGAATTTTTTTAATCGATGCGAGTAGTTGTTGGGCAACGCTTTGGAATTCCATTCTGAAGAATTGGGTTCGATTCCCGATGCTCGCTCCAACACCTAAAAGAGATGTATTATGGGTATAATGAAAAAACAACTAATTGAAGAACTAATAGAAGATGAAAACGCAATTGATGTAGTAAAACGATTGTCTAAAGAATCTGCCAGAGTCGAGCTAAAAGCAGACATGGCTAGAGAGAGGGCACGTGAACGTATCCAAATGGAAATGTACGATGACCCTTATTTGAATTGGAGTGGACATAGGTAAATGGTTATCTATGTTTGAAACTTCAAAATTTTTATTATTATAAAAGGTAAAAATGTTAGAAACACTACGAAAAATAGTAGTAGAAACAATGATTCCAGCCAACTTCAAGTTTATGGCTAGAGATTTAGATGGTTCAGTTCATGTATTTGAAAATGAACCAAATCTTGATTACGGAACGAACAAAAATCCTCTACCCTGCGATATGTGGGATGACCCAAGCGGGGGCGATACAATGCCAGTCAGTTTTAAGACCAGTATACATGCTGGAGAGCTAACAGAAGAGTTGGGTGATTGGCGTGATTCTTGTGTTGAAATAACTGAGACAACTAATGAAAGGTCGTACTGGTAAACGATTGCGTCAAGAAGGTGCAATCAAACGCATAGAACTGACTATTGAGAAATATGAAGAAATCCTTCCAGCAGAAAAGGAACTGCTGAAACTTATGCGTAAAGAAAAAGACCTTCCTCCCGATAATATTCCTACGATGGAGAAGAAAATCAAACAATTTGAAAAGAAACTTGAAAGAGCCAAAACTACTCTTGAGAATACTAAGAAAAACAGAGGCTCTTGACTTCATCTTATAAATATGTTATACTAGAGAGTGATGGGAAACTGCCGCTCTTTTTTTTATGTCCTAGTGAAAGGTAAACTTAATGGAAATAGAAATTAAAATTGAAGAACTCCGCAAAAAGAAAATCTTTGTAGCAACACCGATGTATGGTGGTATGTGTAATGGTATGTACACAAAGTCTACAGCTGACCTAGCAACCATCGCCACTCAGTATGGTATGGATGTAAGGTTTTTCTATTTGTTTAATGAAAGTCTAATCACACGTGCAAGAAATTATCTGGTTGATGAATTTCTTCGCAGTCCTTATACTCATTTGATGTTCATTGATTCAGACATACATTTTAATCCAAATGATGTTTTGACTTTGGCAGCACTTGATAAAGAGATTATTGGCGCACCCTATCCTAAAAAAGTTATTGCTTGGGAAAAGGTTCGTAACGCAGTTGATGCTGGATTGGCAGATGATGACCCTACCAAACTAGAAGAATTTACTGGTGATTTTGTTTTTAATCCAGTTGCTGGAACAAATGAAATTAAAGTATCAGATCCAGTTGAAGTTCTTGAAATTGGTACTGGTTTTATGTTGATTGCCAGAGAAGTTTTGGAAAAATTTAGAGAA